ACCAGCCTCTGGCTTGAAGGGTTGGGACACCTGCATTTGAGTAAACAAAAATATCATACATGAAATTGCCAGTAATGGCAACTGATACATCAAGTTGAATATCAGAGGTTAATGTAAATTCTTGCCACTTTCCAGAGACATAAAGAGAAATCTTGTTACCTTTGTAAGGAGTAAGAAATAACTTAGTCCCAGCGGTAACATCAACAGTAGGAACAGGGACTCCAGTCGTGGCTGTGAGACGAGCCTGGAAAGTGGCTGGATTGGCACTAGCTGAAGTCGATGGGACACACCACGTCGAGCCTATTTTAAATAAGATCAAAGGATATGTAGGACTAAGAGTTACATCCCCATTGGGTATAACAATATTGCCAATACCAGATTTAACCGTGACAGTACGTGATCCATTTAATTGATAAAGAACAAGGAGGTCTCCATCGTTTCCACCATTAATTGTAGAAAGGTTATCAGATGATGCCAACCCTTCAGTATCGACTGAATTGTATGTCTGAGTGACAGAGATTGCATCAGATGAAATCACCTTGGCCTGTAATTCAAAGTTAATTTTGCCAAAGGCCTGTGTGCCTGACAGCATATTATTGATGTCATCCCTCAGTTGAAGAACCGGGGTGCTAACATCAGACTCATTGGCTGGGGTCCCATCAGTGAGACCGCCCATTGTCAGTGCTGGGATGCTAGCCATTAGAACCACCTCTCCATGTATCTAATCCAGACCGTGGCCGTTCCATCAAGGAAGACACGGATCGTATTAACGCCAGGGTTAAGCATCAGCCATTCGGCCGATGAGTACGTAAATAAATCAAAGCGATCATTTTCGTCCAGGAGTACCCGATTAAGTCGGGGATCGACCTCCAGACGACTGGCCGGGGGGATGTCACCACCCCACGCCCATCTATCTAACTGCTCACCCATGAATTCTCGGGTGACCACGGGGGATCCCACGTTAATCGCTGAGTCATTCCGGATGGTCACACGCACGTACGTGGGTGCAGTCCCACGGTAGGTGATGTCCAGGGAGTAGGTGTCCGTGACGGAGACGCCTGCCCCTCCACCCCAGACTGATCCATCTCCCCATACGAAGTCACCCCAAATGAGTTCATTCCCTGCCGTGTACCAGAAGGGATCAGTAACCATCCACGTGACAGTGACAGGCTGAAGGAATTCAGTTCCTTGTCCTGCATCCTCATCCATCTCAATCGACTGAACCGTAGCAAAGCACCATCTCCTGGGGAGGAGAGGATCCGCAGGGCGCATGAATAATCGCTTCTGCCCCCAGGATTTCATAGTCTTGACAAGGTCTCGCTGAGCCACCATGTTGATCCCGTCATCTGACGTGAGATAGAAGGTAGCCTGAACCTTTCCTACGGCCTGGGGTGAGCGTCCGGTCCCAAATGAATTTAAGCCACCATCTGCTCCAGGAAGTTTAATCACTTGGGCCGCAGTATCATTGAAGTCGGCGGAAGCCTTCTCCAGATTACTGAATGCAATGTACTGGAGAGTATCCTTTGTCCCAAATTCTGTGAGATTAACTTGCTGGACCATTAGCCACCACCTGCTAACATGACATCACGAGAAGCGGCGAGTTCATTCAGGCGAGTAAAGAAACCATCGGCCGCCGCTGCGCCTTCTTCACGAGTATTCCCATTAACTATAACACTTCCTTCAGAAAAGTTGAATGTCATCCCACTTTGTCCAAAGTTCGCATTCTCATTTGCAGTCATTACTCTTTCACCACGATGAAGGAGAGCAATCTGCGGACGAGGTACAAAATCAACACCAAGGGCATGGGGTCCCCCAATTTCAGCTCCTACCGCATTTGCAAATGCAGAGATGAACTGGCCCGGAGAAACCTGCCCAGATGTGACCATATTGACCGCTGTGGATGCATTCTGCGCCGCCCCTTGGTATGTACCTGCGAGTCCTTTTAAGTCATTTATTCGGTTGATTAGATTATTTACAAAGTCAATGACAGGCTGGAAGAATTTAATGATCGCATCCAAGATAGGTTTAATGCCATCACGCAATGCTTCCAAGCCAGGACGAACGAAGTCCCAGATTGATTTCAGGATATTGATAAACCCATTAATTGCAGTGGTCACAGGTCCATTGATGAAGTCAACGACTGCAGGCAAGACATCCTGCGTAAACCACTTTCCAAAGACATCAAGGACTGGGCCGACAATATTCCAGATGCTGGAAATGATGTCGATAATATGCTGAACGGCAGGGATCACTGTGTCTTGAATGAATGAGACAACCTGCGGCATGACATCCGTGATGAACCAGTTTGCCAACTGAGAAAGGACCGGCTCCACTGTATTCCAGACAGAAACCAGGATGTCAATCCAATGCTGGATAAGTGGGATGACGACATCACGTACAATCCCAACTACGGCAGGGATCGCATCAGTCAGGAACCAGGCAGCGAAAGCTTCAAGTCCTGGGCGAATTGTATTCCAGGCATTCCCTAACCAGGTGAAGAAATTCTGGACTGCAGGAAGCACAACATCTCGCACAAATCCTACAACGGCGGGAAGTGCCGTATTCAAGAACCAATCAGCCATCGCTGCAAGACCAGGTTGGATAGACGCCCATGCATTTCCAAGCCAGGTGAAAAATGATTGAATAGCAGGAACTACTGTGCCTGTCACAAATGAGACTACGGCAGGAAGTGCTTCAGTTAAGAACCAATTTGCAAACTGGCCAAGAGCAGGCAAGACAGTTCCCGTAATGAAATCAACAGCACTCCCTAACCCATCAAAAATTCCCTGGACAAACCCTTCCAAACCCGGAAGCATATCATCTGAATTCACTAAGCCAAGCATTTGTGCAAATGCATTAACAATTGATGCAATGACTTCTGGAATTCCACCTTGCTGGAGGATGTTAGGAATATTTCCGATTACTCCAATGAGTGTCTCAAAACCACCTTGGATATTCAAAAGGGCTTGCGCAATCCCTTGGGTGAATTCATTCTTACCAAATGTAGCAAGAATGACATCTCCAATTGCTTGAAGGGGCTTAGTTCCACTTTTAACCGATGAAATAAACATGTCAATCATCGGGCCAAGAGTATCTTTTAAGAGAAATGCAAGCCCAGCAAGGGCACCTACAACTAAACCAACAGGGGATGCGATGACACCAATTGCAGCTCCTGCGGCTACTAGAATTGGTCCTAGACCTACAAGTGCAGCGGCAATTCCAACGATTGTTCCTGTTAATTCTGGATTAGCTTGCACCCATTCCAAAACAGAGTCAATGATTGGTTTGATCTTCTCGAATAAACCATTAAGTGCCGGAAGAAGTGCATTTCCAATTGAAATCTGAAGAGCAGATAACGTGCTCTGGAGCATTTGCATTTGGGCGGCAGGGCTTGAATTCTGGATCTTCCGCGCTGCTTCTGTAGCTCCATTTGCCGTATCTGCAAACGTTTTATTAAATTCTTCAAAGCCGCCTGAAGTCAGTGAGATGACACCATTTAAAGCTTCTACGGAACCGGCCATTGACGCAAAGCCATCTGTCCCTGCTTCCTGAGAGTTCTGGAGGGCTTTCATTGCACCAACCAGGCCTAGGGACTTAATGGCGGCAGCACCACTTTCGTAGCCAAGTTCTTTTAATCCCTTCTGCATATTAGCATTGGGGTTTAGCAAAGCAACCATCATTGCGCGTAACTGAGTGACGGCAACGGATGCAGTATTACCTTTGGTAGTTAAAAATGCGGTTGCAGAGCCAACATCTGTGAAGGAAACTCCAAGAGAGTTAGCAAGGCCTGTAACATTGGGAAGGGCTGAAGCAAAATCTTCCATTGTGCCGACGCCCTTACCCACTACCTGGGTTAAGACATCAGATACCATGGATGCATCTTTGGCACTTAATTTGTAGGAATTCATGACGCTAATCAGCGCCTTGGTGGTTCCTGCAAGATCCGTATTACCAGCTTCAGCTGTCTTGGTAGCCGCTTCCAGGATTGCCATGTGGGTAGTCGCATCGGCGACACCACCTGCAATGTCATAATAAGCATCAGCAACCGCCTGGGGACCTGCTTTTGTAGTCGCCCCAAACTTCAGTAACTCGTCAGATAACTTTTTCTGCTGATCCGTGGTCAGTCCAAGAACAGCTGCCGTATTTGTTATCGACTCATTGTATTTAATTGCAGATTGAGTGGAAGTTGCGAGGACCGCACCTATGCCTGCTGTGGCAACAGTAAGTGCGGCGCCCCATTTCATGAGGGAACCACCAGCCGATTGGAGACGATTTCCAATGGAGTCAATAACAGAGGAAGCCGCATCTTTTGCATTGATGAGAATTTCGATCGTGTTGTTCACGTTGTTATTTCTTCCCCTGCTCAAATTCCCGGACTTTGGCTTCAACTCCAAGAAGTTCCAGGTCCATTAGAATTCCGTCAAGATCTTGCTGGTACAATTCCTCCCGTGTGCAGTGATAAACATCTCGCATAAGGATCAACTCAATGTATTCCCAGGGAGTCGTTGCCTTAGTCGATTTGGTCCAGAGAATTGCCTGGACCTCATTGGCTACTTTTTTCGGTCTGCAACCTCTTCAGGGTTTTGACCAGCCATTACTTGGGCAATGAAGTTGAGTTCTTCTTGCGTTAGTTCGGCGAGTACGGCCTGATTAGTCCGAGGAAGATCAAAGACCTTTCCTTCATCATCAGTCCAGTTCCATTCCAGAACGTGATCCGCCAGGTATTGATTAGCGTTTGCCTCAACTTCTTCGGCGTCATCCCCGTGTTCTTTCATAAGGGATAACGTAACTTTTCTTTGATGACGCATCTCACCGACAGTAGGAATAAGAACAACTACCTTGGCATCAGGACCTTGCGGTCCACCCTTGACTGTTTTAACACGACTTGCGCGAGCCATTTATTTCTCCTAGGTTTATCTGCAAAAAGGTTCTTAAATCAATCCAGGCTGACTTTTGGGACACTTTCATGCTTATGCCTCATAACCACAAGCAAGGGGTCCATAAAGTATCCCAAAAGCCAACCTGGATGAATTTACGTATGGATTATAACTGGGTCCGGGCTACTGCTCCAACTGGCGCCAGTTCGATGCTGTACATAATGGGTTCTGCAGCCGAAGAGTCCGCCGAGAAGGAGAATGTCTTCAGAAGCACTTCCACCTGGTACCGATATGAACCAACGCTTTCATCGGGGAGGTTCAATTGGAATGTCCGCTTGCCAGTTCCATTGAAGTACCAATCCTCAATGAGGTCCCGGATTTCATTTGCAGCAGTGGTCGCAATCCCCTTGATGGTGATTGAGCTATCCTTGCCGCACTGCATTCTTTGGACGTACTCATCGCCAAAGACACGGAATTCACCAATCTTGTTGTCGAAATTGACATCCACGCTTGAGCTGGATCCGCTAATGTCCTGGAGAACATTCGATGCATTGTCCAATCGGAGAACGGCATCGCAAGCTGTAAAGGCTGAACTAGTTGTGGTCATTTTGACTCCCTATTAGAACAATGTGAACGTTAGGACATAACGAACGCCGACATAATCAACTTTATTATACTCAAATGTAACCCGATTTGCCTGAGAAGTAAATGACTTAATGCCAGAGATACCAAAAGCGGGTGTCGCATCTTGGGCTTCTAAGATGTCATCTACGACGTCAACCAATTCTTCTAATGCCTGCATGTCCTGCCCAATGTTACTTCTTTGACGGGCATAGACATCGACATTGATCGTAATAATATTTTTTCGAATAGGCTTCACGCCCTGGCGTCCCATCGTCATGCGATCGGTACCTTCGCCAAGACTTTTACTTTCGAAATAAACCTGGACGACTGCATTCTCCGGGATGGTCTCTTTTAGATCAGCGCCAGCCATTGCCTGATTAATTTCAGGACGAGCCCGGAGTGCTGAGGCAACCCCTGCTGTTATTGCACTGATCGGAACACGAATGACTTCACCCATTAGGATACAATCTCACTTACTACTTTGCCAATCATCTGCTTGATGTTATCCTTATTCTTATCAAAGGATCCTTGCAGGTATTTGTACGCCTTTGTCCCCTTGGCTGCGATCCCTCTTGCTACCACGTAGGGGGTCGTTCCATGACGGGACGCCCAGACTTTAAGAGCATCCAGAGGTGGCCAGTGAGGTCTCGTCCCCAGTTCGACGTAAGGTGCATAGGACTTATTCGAACCTACAACGCCTTGTACAACATTCCCCTTCACACGGACATCAGGTGTAATGGATGATTTAAGACGTCCAGAGTCTACGGGGACGATTAGCTTAGCATCCCGAGAAACCAAGGCAGCAGCTCTACGAAGGCCATCTACCATAGGAGCACCTGTCAAGGCTACGGCAATTCCATGCATCTTATCTGCCGTTTCCTTATCTCCCCTTACCTGAACACGAATGTCATCGCCCGCCATGAAGTGGTCTCACCATCCGCGAGTAATTCAGCATCATCATAATGGCTGGATCAATCGCCTTAGTATACAGTAACTGACCAAAATCAGAACTTGCAGCGGCATCAGCCCAGAAAGATTGACCTCGCTTAAACCAGATCGCTGCTTGTGCAATCGTGGCCGTGCGGATGATGTCAGGGCAGGTTAGAGCATATCCCCATTTGGCCGTGACACGAACGGTCGCCATTGGGACGATGGGAGGATACCCTTTTTCTTCTACGCCTTGTCCATCGCAGAAATAACTTTGGTAGGGGCTTCCCACCAAGGTCACTCCAATGTAAGGCTTGCGATGCAAGGTTGGGGATAAGGGGTCACCTACGTAGCCAGCCCATTCATCGACTGAACGAGCGACGTAATTATCCGAACGAGTGAGGCGATCTTCCACCATTGCAATTTCAACTGCCTCTGGTATCCAGACATAGGATTTCCCCGTCCCCACAAATTCTCTTGCTGTTGCCGTATCAGATGCGACAAAACCATCATCTAATCGGTTGCAATATCCGTCAATAGAACGAGAAGCAGCAATCAAGAATAATTCAATTGGGACATCACTACCAGCCCCTGAAATTCCTGGTTGAGCTTTGAATTCATCTACTGTCGCATACACAACCGATGATGTCATTGTCTTACCTTACGATGCGACTAGGTACGTGGCAACCACGTTAGCCGGCTGAGTGACGGGTTGGTATTCCGCGATGAAGGCCAGGAGTTCAGCGAAGAACGTCACATTGGCGGTCGCAGGGACACATTCAAGACGGACGAAATGGAAGCCGTTCTTGACATCCAAGTCTTCAGCCTTGAATTCCAGCCAGATGTCCTTGTCATCGCCGGTATCCGGCAACTGGGTCGCGGCGATGAGTGCCTTCGCGCCCGTGCCTGAAGCATCCTTAGCCTGACGGACACGAAAATCGAAAGTCCCCGTAGCGACAATCGTTCCAACGGAAGCTTTAGCGACGAAACGGCGGAAGGTGCCGATGTCAACCCAGGTGCTTCCATCAACTTCTGCGGTCCCTGTCTGGAGGGTAATCCGTTGGAGTTGCTTGTACCCTTCTGCAAAGCGTTCACCGAAGTGCATGTTGTTACCTCATGAATTAAAGATTGCGAAAGGGGGCCATCCGAAAATGACCCCGGAAAGTTCAGGAAGTTAAGACTTAGGCGGTTGTCAACTTCACAAACGGGCTGATCTTGGTGCTGCCATCCGCCAGAGTGAAAGGCGCATCCAACCAGGGTTGACCATCGACACGATGAGTGACCTTCCAGGAGGTCTGGTTCCGCAGCCAACGGGCCTGATCGGTCGAGTCAATCGTGGTCGCCTGACGATCGCCGATGTAGTAGTGCGAGAAATCGCACAGCATGATGTCGCCCGAAGTACCAAGGGTCGGGAGCTTTTCCGTGAAGATGATCGGGTAACCGAACAAGCTATCCGGCACACCATCCTTGGGGGAGCCCCAGAGGTAGGCACCAGCATAATTCGTTGCGGTAGGACCAGCCAACTTCAGGAGGGCAGCCTTCACCGAAATGGAAGCAACCCAGACACCCTTGCCAGAAGGCATGAATGCGGCCATCATATTCGCCAGGTCGTCGTAGACGATTGTCCCTGAGCTGGAACCGGCACGATCAACTGCGATCGTGGCAGGAGCGTTCAAAACGCCGAGCGGTTCGCCCGAACCAGATCCTTGCAGGAACGCGTAATCTTCTTTCCACGAGACGACGCCCGGGAAACCACGCGGACCGGTGAGGATCGCGGCCAGAGAAATCGCAGAGTCAGCCAGAAGGTTATTCGAGGCATGAGTCACTGCGACCAGATCATGAGCGGTCAGTTGGATGTTACGGAATGCAGTTTCCGTTTCACCAATTGTCTGGGCTTCCGCTTCCCAGAAGGCCAACATACCACCAAACCAGTGGGGAACACCAGCGGTCGTATCGCTTTGCTTCATAGCCGGAACTTCGATGGTCCGACGAGCCATGGGAATAATCATCGCGCGAGGACGCACGATCGAATTTTCCGCAACAGCAGCCATGAGTTCGGCACGGAATTCGCTTGGCACCAGGTAGCCACCCGTTGAGCCAAAGCCTTCGGCCAGGTCTTTCTTGTCTGCGCTTGGCTCACCATCAAAGTACGACAGACGCGGGTCGATCGCACCTTTTGCAGCCGCCTTAACGGCCATCAGGTAATTACCAAACTTGCCGCCCCATGAAACTGATGTGTCAGTCCCATGAAGTTTTTCCTCGACCGGAGTCGAACCTACGGCTTCAGCACGTTTTGCCAGAGCTACGAGCTGACCGGATTTGGCCGCCAGTGCTTCAGCATCATCCAGCATCTTGCTGGCTTTTTCAATGTTCTCGGCGCCGCCTGGCTGATTAATCAGATCCAGGGCGTCTTTGCGGAGAGTCGCTGCACGTTGCAGCATCTCATCTGCTTGAATGACAGGCATGATTAGTGAACTCCTTGAATGATTTGCATACGTTGAGTAAGGGCAGTCGCACGCGCTTTTAGCTCATCGATGGTGGGTGGAGTCTTAACCGGCCCGGCCACTTCAGGCTCCGGCGAGGGAGCTGCAGGTTGATTTTCATTTTTCTTGGTATCAATCGGCGTTCCGACGGGAAGTGACTTCCCATCAAGCACTGGGGTACCACTCATAAGTGAGTAATAGAATTGGTCTTCGTATTCTCGCATGACCACCTCACTAGGCATTTCCATACGGAATGCGTTCAAGTGAGAGTTCCCAGCAGTTTGCAAGGCGGTGAATTCCTCGAAAGAAAGCCATCCATCTTCATACAGCCAGGCCAGAAGACATGCGAAAGAACGAGACATGCAAGCATGGATCTTGTCGCCTAAGCGTTCCGTGGGTTCACCCTCTTCTTCAGGCATCCCAGGAGTCATGACTTCATCAGTCTCGGCGACGTATTCTTTTGGTTGGTCAGGCATTAGATTGTCCTTAGAACTAATAGTTGCAGTAGCCGGGTTCATCCCCCAGATGACCGGGGAGAATTCCCAGAGCTTGATTGTACGGATATTACGCACCCGAACTTTCTTGCCTGCTACCATCTCTTCGGAAATATCACTGTCAAAAGCCTGGTAACCGATGGAGTACTCTGTCAAGTCACCGGCTGAGATACGCCAGAATGCTTCGGATCCGGCTTGAGTTTTCATGTTAAATTGGATGGTGACGACTAGACCGCCCGTCGCTTCCGGAAACGCATCCTTGACTTCCTGGGGGAGTTCATCAGCGCCAGCTTCATGCATTTCAATGGGACGTCCTAGGATGCGATCTGTAGAGTCCGTGTTGTGCTGATCCAGAACCTTGACGCGTCCGGAAAATTCTACGAGCGTCTTGGCAAAGGCACCTTTCCAGATGCGGTCATTCCCATCATCGATGACACCAAAAACAGAGACGACTGCAGTTACCTGCCCAAGTTCTTCATTGGTAGCTTCTTTGACAAGGAAGATATGCGATACTTTTTTCTCGCGAGTCGTCTCGTTTGGCATTATGGCATCACCACGCTGAAGTCTTTAATATCCAACTTAATTTGAGTGGCGGAAATCGCCAAGCCAAAGAGGACATTGTAATTTGTGGACGCAAGATCTGCGGTCGGAGCAATTGCACCGGCTGTAGCAGCTGAAAGAACATAGTAAAGACCTTTGGTCAAACCAGAAGCGCCAGATAGGAGACCACCAATTGCAATTTCGATTGGCGCATTGATTGATGCACCATTACGAGCAATCCCGATGCATGCTTTCGTGCCGATGACATTTGCACGAGCAAGATAAATCTTCTTCGTGGTCGAGTCCTGATAGACCAACTGACCTTGGGCAATTGCTTCACCGGCTACCCCAAAGAGTGATGCGGTCCCTTGTGGGTCGATTGTAATAGTATTTGGCAGTGTAATTGAAGCCATTTTAACTCCTTAGGATAGTTCCTTTGGTAATCTTACGATGAGTTCTGTCATTTGTAAATAGGGTTAGCCCTTAATTAAGTCATCTGGCGGGTTCATTTTTGGATTTTTCTCGAAAATAATCCCATTATCTCCCTTCACTTTTGATGTATGCTGGTCACTTCCATCCAGAAATTTGTCTGGAATGCCAAGGATAAATGCATCACATTTGCCAGATCCAGGATGTTTGTGAATGCAGAAAGGGCAGATGGACTGAATTTGGACATCGCCGCTCTTACCATCCCATGCGAATTTGTTTGCCATTATGCCGCCTCATAGTCTAGATAAATTTCATCATTGACAATCTTGGTAATCTTAAACTTTCCACCAGGAGGGAGGACAAATTCTTGTTCACCAGGGAAATAAGTAAGTGACTCAACATACATTCCCTTAGATCCTGCCGGAACGTTGATAATTAATTGTACACCATCCGGATAATTTTTATTGGCTAGATTTGGCGTAGTAGATACAAAACCCTTATCCGTAAAGGAAGTTCCTATAAAAGGTCCCAGAAGATTATTATAATCTGGATAATCCGGAAGATCTTCTACCTTAATACCAAACATAGCCCAGACTGATGCACGTCTGACTTGCAAATCAGTGCTAAGTGGTTGGGACTCATTAATTGCCTTCTTGGCATTGTTAATCGTGTCAATTAAGTCCTGGCCAATAGGTGGTTTTCCATCTCGTAAGAACCGATTGATTGGACGGAAATCATTGCCCGTGTAATGCCTTAAAGCAATCTGCTGGTCCTTAGGTAATTTGTCAACCTGGCGACTCCAGTAATTCTCCCATTTACGAACTACCTTAGGATCACTGTAATCAATCTCATTGGGGAACGTGGGCGCATTTAAGACCGGTTTTGGAGTAGCCTCAGGGATTTGGGTAACCTCATCCTGGACCGGAGTTTCTTCAGCCGGCTTTTGAGCAGCGACTGTCAGATCCCCTGCAGGCAAAACTGAGCATCGACAATTGATGAATTCATCTGGAGGAGCACCATGTGAAGCATCTCCAGGGAAGTCCATTTTGTATCCGCCTACAGTGAAACTCTTATTTACTTTCACGACTTGACCATCTGCAGCCAGGTGAGTTTCTCGCGTACGATCATCATGAGCCGATGACCACTCTTTTTCTTCCAATCCCCAGTCAGAAAAGATTTTCTGCGAACCTGCGTTGTAAGCTCGGATGGTCTCCGTGCGTGCAATCATTTCCGCGCGGTAATCCGTACTGCCAAAGTATTTCTTAATGGCATTCTGGACTTCTTGATTAGATAAGCCATCCATCATCCCTTTGCCGATGATTGAATGCATTGCGTCTTCTGTCGTCTTAGAAATCGGCTTGGCAAAAGTCAGAGTATAATCCTGGAACCAGGACTCTGCTTCAAGGTTCCGGACATCGAATTGAACACCTAACTGCGTGCCCCATTCTTTTCCGGCTGATGTCACAGTTCCCTTAACGAGTGGGACAAACGTATGACGCCAGGTGTCTACGCTTTCTTTCTCAAGATACTTGGAGATGTCTTTCTTGACGTTCGTCCACTTGATTGTAGCCTTCTGGGTAAGCGCCAGTGCCTTGTGATGATTACAAATGGCCAGGATTGCGCGTGAGTCTTTTTCGAAGCAGGAAGAAGCAGCATGGCGATATTCATCTTCCCATGCCTTAGCATTCTTATCCGTGGCTTTAGCCCACGCCTTTTTCTCTTCTACGGAGACAGTATGAGCTTCATCATCATCTTCCGAATTACCGGAGGATGTCTTTTTTGTACGCGTAATCCGACTACCTTTGCGCGTCTCATCAGTCGCCTCTGCTTGTCCTTCCGTAGTCGCATTAGGATCGGGGGCAGGAAGAGCAGGATCGGGCTTTGCCGGGTTGGTCCCAGGAGGAGGAACTACGGGCTTAGGCTTATCCGGCATCCCTTGCCATGGACTGACACTTCCTGGAATGAATGCGACTTCGCCTGCAGGAAGATTAGCCACGGATAATCCGACGGTCAAAAGAGCATCAGCGACAGGAACGCCCATGTCCCAGAGTGTCTTGGCCGCCGTAATTTCTTTCGTGTAATCATTCTTAAGTGCAGGGACTTCACTCTTATCCCAGTCTACGAAAACCCCGCCATCTCCCTGGAGGAAGAATTGGAAAGCATCAAGTTCTAACTTCAACTCATAAGCCATCGTATCCTGCCAGAAGGCTTTACGAGCTTCTTCGTAATTGGAGAAAGTAGATCGCTCCATGCCATACTTGGTATTCAGAAGAATAGGCGGAACACCAAATGGGCCAAGGATACGTGTCTCATCACGTGCATCCATTTGATCCATGCCAAGTTTGGAGAAGTCTTGCCCAAGCTTCTGATAATCTGCACCCGAGTCAATGACTCCGATGTCACTCCAATTATCAACGCCGCCGTAAATATCTTGCCATCGTTTCTTAATCGCCTTAACCTGGTCATCATCCAGGGGGATGTTAAATTTCAGGAGACCGGCTGGCATTGCCCCACGATCAAAGAATAACTTCAGAAAGCGCGTCGCCTGATTGTCGATGTTTGCGCTTTGGGCGGCTGCAGAAAGAGGCGAAAGGCCGTAGCCAAGTCCTTCGTACTCATCACCAGGATTTGGGAATTTGATGTGGATCATATCCTCAGGGAGGATAGGGAGACCTTCCGCCATGGAATACGTCGGGGGACGGTAGAGCCATCCCTTCACGGTTCCTTCTCCAGGAATGAGATAGACACGATCAGGTCGCAGGGGATAGAGAGCGCCGGGGACCTTCCCCTTACTTCCATCACGATCGACAAAGACGTACGCATTACCTGAAAGTGATAGGTAAGCGATGATAAGGCCATGCATCTCCGCAAAGGATTGATAAGGATTAGGTCTTTGCAGGAGACGTGATAAGGGATGATCGTAACCCAGGGGATCAGGGGAGTCTGGATCGCCCTCGTATCCTCGTAGACGGACCTGCGCGGCTGCCCGCACCTTGTACATAATCGCTGAGTAGATCAGGGGATTAAGATTAAATCCATCATTTACGTAAGAAAGAAAATTTCCAAGTCCCCAAGTAACAACCCCAGAGCTGTACGAAGGCCAGAGAAAAGGTGATTTCTTGAATTCAGATGGGAGTAATGCCCTTGCGATCGTCATCCGGATACGATCCATGGGGTTCTTTGCCATGCAGATTACCTCATTTCAGGCCATTCCCTGAAGTCTCCAGGGCGAATTGATAAGACAAAAGTCCGAAAGCATAATACCTTCGGACATTACTTTTTCTCTTAGTATACGCTAGATACCGAAGAAAGTACATGGGGTTGCTTATCTCCGGTATTTCTTCACGTGACAATCACTCAAATCGCACACGAGGATGTCCTTCCGGACCTTGAGTTGAGACGTATCCTTCTTTTCCCTGGAATTGGACACGCAGCCAGACGACCTGGTAGTTATCTTTCATCTGGGAAAGGACAGTCACGTGGTCTCCATTACGCAGGACGTTCAGGACCACGTGAGTAGTCGACGGACCACGGCGCAGATTGATATAAGTATTTCCCGGAGGAAGACGCACCACTTTCACGGGATTGGCAGGCGGAGGAGGGACGACGACCGGTGGTGGATTGGGTAATGCCAGACGAGGTACGACTTGCAATTCTCCCCTTGCCGCAGCTTCTTTGATCGCTTTCTGGACATTCGCGTCCTTGTCAATCCGGAAAGACTGCCACTGCCGGCTGAGAGTATCTCCCCAGGAGTAGATGCAGACAGGGACATTCCTTGGCTGGTAAAATGCCTTCCAGTTAGAGACGATGGACTTCCCGTATGCGTAACCATCCCATCCGCAATCCTGCCAGCCATGTCCTGGATCGAGATTTCCCGTATGGCGTGCGACCCCGTACTCCCCAATGTCCAGGGAGGGGATCGTAAGGTCGTGCCGAAGTGCTTCTTCTTCGTGGTTCAGATAACGTGCCGTATTGCCATCTGATTTCCCAGGGAAGATGTCATGCGCCTGGTACTCGTTAGGAGATAACGTGTGCAACCCCTTGCCTCTTGCAAGAGCTTGGTAAATTGGCAGGAAGTCTCCATACTGCCAGCGTGTACCCGCACGGCCATCCCCGGGATTACCCGTAGGCTGACGACCAACGGCCACTTTCCAGGAATTTGGAGTGCATGCATCCATGATTTCTGCGCAGTAGGAAGCATAAGGCCGGTAATCTTCCATCGTACTCTCATTATCGACTAGGACGGTCAATCCTGCTTCCAAAAAGGGGCGGGCCATCTTCAGCCAATCCTGGGCAGATGTAATCTTCCAGCGACCATCGTCAGGCCAAAGACGGAAGATGACGCGCATTCCCGGGTATCGTACGAGAAGCACTCGCCCGATTGCAAAGGCCTGATCTAGCTTGGCACCTCCCATGAGGTTGACAACGGCAGGCCGCGTAGCATCCAGGAAGTCAATGAGGTCGCCATTTTCCTGGTCAGTCCCGATTGCTTCCAGAAGAATGTGAATACCAATGCCATTAAGATTTTCCAATTTGATGTTCCTCTTCTACTCGTAAAAGAATGGGTTGTCCACAGCCAGGGCATGCCGCCCAAAAATTCCAAACGGTATTATCCGTATCGATAATGGGGCGAGTAAGGCGGTGAAATTCAAGTTTCTCGTGGTCATCTTTGCATCGTGCGCAGTTTAAAACATCCGTCACGACGACATCCAAGTTTTCGGTCGCGTTCATAGTATACTATCCCTTTCATTTGTCTTTCCTAGTTGTTCATAGTTCTCCTAGTGTACTATGATTAACTATAGCGCACTATTCCCAAAATTTTGCGACCAAAAGTGAGTCATAGTTTTGGGATCCTTGAAAAGATTAGAACATAGTTTCTCATAGTACACTATGTGACCCCAATCCCAAAATTTTGGTGACCATAGTCTTTCATAGTTTTGGAAGTGCACTATAGTCCTGCATAGTATACTATAGTCACCCTGGTAGACTATTCTTTTGAAGTCGCTTTTGAAGTCGCTTTGGTAAAAAGATTAGAGACAGATTAGGAAATGCCCAAATCCATTTACAGAATTACCAAAAGGCGTTAAGATGTAATCATCAAACGAATTCACCAAGGAGTTACGAAATGACGATCTACCGAACTAACGCAAATAGCCGCTTCACGTACAAGGCAGTTATCACTCACCCTCGTCGTGGTTTTTACCAAGTTATCCTCTATGTCTTCACGAAGTCTGGAACCTGGGGAATGTGCCGAGTGACCAATGCGACCAATGCACGTAATGCTAAGAAAATTGCCAAATGGGTTATCGATCACCCCTCTGACCCTCGCGATTACCTGGCATTGCAATAAGGGCTTCGGCCCTTTTTCTTTTTCTAGGCGAAGCCAATGCCAATCTTTTCGGCACCTGCGCATGCATACCGAAGAGCATCCAGGTGGTGGTAAGTGGATTTATCCTTAATTGCTTCCGTGGGTTCCCCGTCTGGTCCCAGGACGCGTGCGTAAGAGCCCAGCTCATCAATCAATCCTGTCATGTCGCTGAAGATGTAAAGGCGATGCTGCCGAAAGAGTGAAATCACCCGGTCAATCCCAGACTCGACATCTGCGATCGGAGGTTCCAGGGCCGGGCTGCATCCACCTGCCATCCAGTCTAATCTCTGCTGGACTTCTCCCTTAGCCCCAACGTACCAGCGGATGACGCGTTCCTTTCCTGCCCTTGCCATTTCCAGAGCTTTCCTGGCGTGTTCTGAAGTCGGTAATTTCTCCCCATGCTTCTCTCTGTAGGCGTACCAAATGTCATTCATCGTGTCATGAGCCAGCCAGATCAATCCAAGATTAACGGCGCCTGGATCTACGCCTACGATCCTGGGCCATTCCGTAGGAAGGTCGAAACGATCTACGAGGTGACCGCCCATGGCCTTTGGCTTGTCGATGAAGTCGCCGTAAATCAGACCTGCAGGACGATCAAACTGCCCAAGGTAAAACATCCGGAATTTCCAGTCCGGAAGTCTTTTCCTGGCGGCTTCCAGTTCTTCGGGAGCGAAAAGAGGATTTTCCGTAGACGCAAACTGGATGACATCAATGTCAGAGTCTCCCCTTTGCCATCTGTCAAAAATAAGCTGCTTCAGCCAACCCAGATTGTAAGGAGTGGTCGTTCCCAGGACACGTCCCCGATTAAGGCTTACGCGTCTTTCTACGGCTTCCCATGCAGAAACCCGGAATTCGTCCTGGCCAACCTCGTCAAGCCATGCTGCTTTTGCCGTAGCGCTTTCCAGACCACCTTCGGCAGCCGCAGACCGGAGGATGATGCGCCCCCACATCTTGTCATCTGCCTTATCAGCCCAGAATTCGCCTGTCTCGGGATCGCGTAACTCCAGGATCTTATCGCCTGACCAGTACCTGCCAATCCCCAGGACTTCCTCGAAGACAGTCCGCATTTCGGGGAGCATCTTTAGCTTGAATAAGTCATACGAGGCAGTAGCTGCGATGTAATCCCCAGGGCCTCTTAACTGCGTCTCTCGCCAAAGCCACCAGGGACCGAAAGATGTGTTGTGAGCAAAGATACCATTGGCAATAAAATTGTGTCCAATATCGACAGTAATGTCCCACATTTCTTGGGCTGGGAGAACTTCAATTGATTTGATCTTTACCCAGAAAATATCTGATGTGATGTAAGATAAAAGTCCTGGAGCAACGTCTAGGCATTGGCGCAAAGTATTACGCGAAAGATAATTACCACGGATACGTCCTGCCTTAACGGCTTCATATGCAGGGTGCTGAGTACCAATGTATTTAAAAATAATTTCTGGATTGACATCCGCTACAATGTCTTTTCCATTAGCTCGTAAATCTTGCTTCACCAAAAGAAGTTGTTTAAGCTTTTCAGATTTAACCGGCATATAAATCCATTGGTCGAATATCGTCAATGCCTCATAATCACAGATATTCACTTCCCATGATGTAAAGACTTTTCCATTGCAAGTTGGATGCTTGGTAACCTTACGAGACACAATCCCAAATGCTGATAAAAGAGTCTGAACATCAAATGCCAATTGCTCAGATGCAGTTCCGTAAACTACTCCTTTTTCAGTAACGCATCCATCACAAGCGAAAAGACTTCCAAGAAACTCCGCCTTGGTCGTTAAATCGCATTCAAACAAAAATTCCGGAATACGTTTGTCAATTGCTTTACATTCTGCTCGCCATTCTCGAATTAACTTACGGACAGTACTTTGGCGATGTCCCTTTGCATCACTTTCATATCCCACAATGCGGTAAGCACATTCATCTTCTAAGATAGGTTTAAGTGAATATCCTTCCGGCAAAATGAATTCTAATTCTGCCAGAACTTCTTGATCTACTGACGCGAATGTCAACTGGCCAGGAGTTGTCCCACCATCCCCCATTAAGTACCCCATTAAGCGAGCTTGCCATTTTGGCACTGTCTTTTTGCCGGAAGGAAGAGTGCGAGCAATACCAACCCATGAGCCTTCTGACAATTCTCCGAAAGGCACCCATCCAGAAGAAGTCAAAAGTGGATGCTCAGCCGTAAGAATTAATTCATGGCCCGTGTCAAGAGTGGCTTTGTAAGCTGGCTTAATTCCCGTAGAAAAAGATGCGGTCACCTCATTCGGGATTATCCTCTGTCCCTGAATGGAAAGAACGACATCTCCTGGGATAATGTCCTTAACTGGCTTACGCGAACCATCGGCAAGATAAACCAAAGACTGCGGGTCAAGACATTTTCCTCCCTGCGTCCCTGCAATCATGAAGACATATCGTGCAAGAGAAAGCCAAGTCTTAGCCTGGCCAGAATGAGGTGTAAGAATTACCTTCCCATCATCTGTCACGGAGTAAAGACTTGGCATTAGTTTTTCCAGAAAGAAATCGAAGATGGGGAATGGGGTGAAGGACGCGGTGCAGGATAGTCCGAAATCTCACCACGTTGTCGTTTTTGGAGTTCTACGTAGGCTGCCTTACGGAAAGGCCATGCAAAAAGAGAAAAAGCCACGTTGACCAACCTCGTGAGAAATAACCACGTCAGTCCTAGGATCATCATGATTTCTTCTCCTCCGGAAGATGCACTTCCACGATTGAGATACGGGGAGCGATGGACTCCCCCTTGGACGTGACATCTGTCCTTTCCCGGAATTTTTCAGGGGCGTATCCCTTGAGAAGAAAAATCATAAGAGTATCGGACATGGAAATAGCTCTTTCCGTGGCGATGTCTTCCAAGTTTTCGACTCCCTCATCGATCGCTTCATCCCAGGCGTCACGGAAGTCAGGATCATCCCTGCGATGATTGTATACGAGCCTTCTTGTAAGGCCAAGGGCTCTGCATGCCCTAGTGACATTTGGTATCTCCCTTAGCTCAGCCAGGAATTTTTCTTTTATTTCTGGAGTGAACTGCACATACTGACTTAACTCCCTAAGCGTCTTTTTCTTACGGGTAGGAGTAGCCATTACCTTTGCTTTAGCTTTAGTTATTCTAGTACGGCCTGGCATAATCTTTTTGGTTATCCTTAGACGATTACTTACTTAGAACTTAGGGTAGATTAATCTTAGATCATAAGAATTAAGATTAAGAAAGAGAAGAAGAAAAGATAAGAATTAAAATTAAAATCATGAAAAGAGAAATAAATAAAGAGAAAATCATGATCCTATCCTACGCCTAATTCCTGGTAATGTAAATGGGGCGTAGATTAGAATGTGCCAAAAGTGATTTACTTTTTCCTGGATTTAGGACATGATACGAGTAAAAGGAGCACGTATGATAACCACCCAATTCTGGTCCGAAGTGTATCGTGGTCTCTTAAATGAGGCTATCAATTTCTCCCCCGAAAGTCTGAATGAACGTACGGGACATCGTGTGAAGACGATCAGGGGAGGAGAGTCTTTTAAGCTTGATCTTTCCGACGGCCTGGTCCCCATCCCTGACTTCCGGAAGTTTTTCCCTGCGACTGCTGCAGTCGAATTAGCCTGGTTTCTTTCCGGATCACGTGACCTAGCCTGGCACGAGAAATTGCAGAAAATTTGGGGACCTTTCTCCGTAGACGGAGTCGTCCCAAATTCCTACGGCTATCGCTGGAGAAGCTATTTCGACAGGGACCAAATTGGTCTTGCCGTGCAGGAATTGCAGACTAATCCTTCTTCCCGTCAGGTCCTGATTTCTGCCTGGGATCCTGGTCGTGACGGACTAGGCTTTCCGGCGAAGAATGTTCCCTGTCCAACGCATTTCACTTTTTCAATCCAGGAAGGAGAACTGCATTCCTCCCTCTTCCTGCGATCCTCCGATTTATTCGTGGGACTCCCCTACGACATCATGGGCCATACGATGCTGATGCATGCCTTTGCGAAATCCCTGGATGTTCAGATGGGCACCCTTCACGTGACTCTGGCTAATGCCCACGTATATGACTCCCACTGGGATGCGACGTACGAAGGATTACATCTCCATCCCGGGGCTCAACCAGAAGTGCAAGGCGCTTTCATGTCAGTTTCCGAAATCACCCGTATTCCAAGCCTTTTTATCAAGCGGATTGAAGCTAATGCCAAGGCTGCTGCATGGTCAGAATTCAATCCTCACCCGGAGTTAATTCCATGAAAATTCTTATGGCTCATTCCGCAGACGGATACCTTTGCATGGGTCCACGTGATGACATGACCTGGACGGGTCCGGATGACAAGAAGATTTTTCGTCTCCTGACGCGATCTTCCGAAAATCCTCTTCTTGCAGGAAGAACTACGGCGGAAATCATGCCACGTCTCCCCAAGCAGGTCCTGGCAATTTCTCGTCCTCATTTAACCCTGGGAAAGGCAGACTCCCTCTACCCGGATGCATGGCTGATTGGAGGTCCTACGATCGCACGTGAAGCTATTCTGGGTGGTTTCGCAAAGGTGGTTTTTCTTGTCCAGTCACCTCAGGAAATTTACGACGGGACTCCCTTGACAAGAATTACGGAGGTTATCCCTATGACTAAGGCAAAACGTGAAGTCATCGAATTTGGCCTAGCAAAAGTTCAAATCTTCTCCTGGTAATTTCTAATTTTACTTTTTAGAAAAACCAGCGTAGAATGAATTTCGTAGAGCGTCGCAAACCTTCTACCTCCTTTGCTGAGTTGGTGGGCTCGAAAGGGCCCTCCAGCCAGAGTTGATTGTTTCATGTTTTATCCTGGTAGTCGCATATAGCGATGAGCCGTAAAACGGCAGGATGTCAAACCCTTTGAAAGGGTCACTGAATTTGGACCAGGATAAGACGTGCAAGAGTCAATTCTCGATGGAACTGGATTGCCCGAAATTGCATTTTCATTCTCCTGTGCATGCAAAAGCGTAATGGGTGGCTCCAAGTACGACAGCGATCCAGTTCCGCCGAGAGTTGATCCTAGTCCGTAAATCCGGTTTGCTGAGGCGTAATACAATAAACTTCCTAGGAAGTGAAAATGAGTCACTCAGATCAGATCAGCTCTTCCTGCAGTAAAAACCTCGGAGAATGAAAATGCTACCATATAATTATGAACCATCTACAATTGTCATTTATGGCATTCAAGTTAAAGATACAAAAGAAATTGTTTATATTGGTAAAAGTAATGACTTAAAAAAAAGAATTAGAGCACATTTACGAAATGCTCGTGGTAAAAGTACTCTTCCAGTTCATAACTGGATGCGTAAGCATGATATGACATCTTGGGAATTCATTATTCTTGATGAAACAACTAAAGAAAATTGGCAGAATGATGAACGTGCTTGGATTGCATATTATCGTTCTATTAATCAAGCAAAATTAAATCTTGATGATGGTGGTGCAGGACGTAGTCCATATATAATGAGTGATGCTACAAAACAAAAATTATCACAAATTAATATGGGTAAACAAAGTCCACAACGTGGTACAAAACTACCGAATGAACAAAAAGCAAAAATAAGTCAGTCATTAAAAGAGCTATGGCAAGATCCAGACTATCGTCGGCGAATGAGCGAAGCACATAAAGGGAAATCATCAGGAGTAAAAGGAAGAGTTGTATCACAAGAAGTAAAAGATAAAATTTCGCAAGGAGTCAAAAACTTTTATCTTGATGATAACAATCGTGAAAGTGCTTCAATAGTACACCGAGGTCATAAACAATCTTTAGAAACTAGAAATAAACGTTCTGTAACAATGAAAGCAATTTGGGCAGAACGTAAAAAGGAGAAATAAAATGCCTTTAATAGTTCTTGAGGGCATCGATGGCACGGGCAAGAGTAGCTTGGCCCGCAATCTCTATGACAGACTACACCAGGCAAACTGGGACGTCGTAGTCTTACGTGAGCCTGGAGGATACCCCGGCGGAGAAGCAATCCGCGCTTTGATTGAGCAGTCCAAGAACGAGGTGGAAAGATGTCTTCTTTTTCTTGCATCTCGTGCAGGATTAGCCCCCTACCTTCGTGCCCATTTGGGAACCCCCAAGAAAATTATCATCCTCGATCGCTGGACTCCTTCCACAATGGCTTATCAGGGCCAGAAAATAGCCCCCGAACTCCTACGTGAGATGGACCGCTTAGCACGTCAGTCCGTTTCCGCCGACTTAATTCTTTGGTTAGATGCTCCTGTCGACATTTGCCTGGAAAGATTGAAGGACAAACCGGATGACCTCCCCGATTACGAACTAGGCGACGTCCTTGGAGCAGCCCAGTTGAATTACCGCAAGATGTTTGACTACGATCAAATTCATGATCGCAAGTGGAAACTCCTGGACGCCACGCTTCCGGAAAGTGTAATCCTGGAAGAAGCGATCAATAAAATTCAAGTTCTAATTATCACCGGTCAACTCAATCCACATTTAGTAAAAAGGACATAACATGAAACTACCCAAAATCCCTTACTTCAGCCAATGGGACCTTGATAGCGATGGTCGCCCAATCTATATCATTTCTGCCATTGTCAATATGATCTTGGGCTGGCTTGGCGGCACGAAAGTCGAATTCCCTCCCCGGATTATCGATTTACCCTCTGCACAGATCTTCCAGGGTGCTTTCGACAAGTTGGGAATTCCTACGCGGATTATTCATCCGGCGTCCTGCATTTCTCTCCTTCCAGGCGACATTTGCCTGATTACGTACGATGGCTTCCTACGCGAGAACGTGCAGGACAAAAATTTTAACGGATGGTCCTGGGTTATCTTCCTTGGAATGGACGATAAAAACGTCTGGGTACACGATCCTAACTGGTCGAGTAAAAAGCGTAAGAATGGTCAGGAGTTGAAAGTCTCCCTTGACGAATGGAATACGGCTTTCCGTCCTCACTCTCGTGGTTTGACTGCCGTACGTCTTGTGACTCCTGGTCCTGTCCCGGAAGATGAGATCCAAACTTTTCCACCCGTCCTTGAAACAAAAGAAGATCCTCCGGCAACTTCTTAAGAAGTCCTAAGGAAATAATCTCCCCTTTTTGCTTACAATTGATTTAAGTGTAAGTAAACAAGGGGAGACATTATGCGTAAGCTGTACGAAATCCAGGTCGGTGAAGTTATTATCGATGGACAACCTCATGAATTAAGCCAGCCCTTAGAAGTTTCATTTCTTGATGGTAAGATCGTCACGCATGACCATCAAAAAGTTCTTTCTTTCCTTCATCGTAAGAAAATGCATTATGCACCTCTTTGCCAAGTTCATCTCTTGACCTACTCAGATGACATGAAAACTGTCGTAGACGAAAAGAGCTTCTAATGGCCGTAGGACCGCGTCTTCCGAAGTATTTCCCGGATGAGGTAATTCGCCAGGTTTTGCATTCTCGCCCTGGTGATATTATCATGCAGGAAGGTCGTCCCATTGGTATTATCACATCATATGTCCAAGAAGGTATACGTACCAAAGTGGAAATGACCACGCAGTCTGGTGGGATGGAAGCACATTTTAGTTTTACTAACGATCACCTTGATGGGTTTGATGTTCTTCACGCCCCATTTGAACCTTTAAAAATGACAGGATCATATCTCATGCCAGAGAAAAAGAAGCCAAAGACCAAAGAAGTGACCGTCAGCTTAGATGAAGTACTTTCTCCTTCCGGAGGATTTCTTGTCCCTCCAGAGTTAAGCGCCTTACTCAGTAAGAAGATGTCATTTTCTACAAAACTAACTTATGCCCGTGATCCTGAAATTAAGCCATGGATGTTTGAACATCATGGGAATACGTATCAGGTTAGTGTCGCGTCGATCGATCGTCAAGAAAGCATTCTTATGGGAAAAGACGCGCAAGACGTTATGTTTAAATTCATGAATGCGACCTTATTCATGACATCAGCCCAGATGACGACGGATCCAGAGCAGGCGTCTGATTTGTACTGGAAGGCACTTCAGCTCCTGGAAAGTCTTGGCTTATTAGCAGTGGATGCAATCTAATGGACTACAGATTTAAGAAGTTACGTGGCAAGTCTCTTGATGAGCAAGTTGCTGCATACAAACGTCAATTTGAACTTTATGCTCAGTATCAAAAGGGCCTAGAAGAAATTGAGTCATTCAAACTAGGCTCAGAAGCACACCATCAATTGGCTCGTAATCTAACTGCATCAATTCGCGCTGCAGGATGGGATGGCAGTCGCTGGAATTGGGATCCTTCTTGGGATGGTATCCTTGTCCAGAAATGCTATGACCTGGAAGCCGTAGGATTTCACGTTATGCAGTTTTACCGCAAAAAGAAAATTGTCTTGCAGGCACCTGATCCTCGTCCATCCCGTTCTGAGTTAATGCAGATGATCCTGGAGGGTGCAGGGGATGACTGGGTAGGCTGTCAGTTTAAGCCACAAATTGCAATCTGGTGGCAAAGTACATCCAGAACTTATGGGAAATAATCATGACCCCTGCATATCGTATTATGGCTACCTTACTTCCTGGAGACTCTTATCTAATCATAGATCAGGCCAAATGGAAGTTTATCCAGGGTGGTTTACAGGAACTACTTGAAATTGATATTGACCAGATTAGATGGGATGCTCATTTTGGCTGCTTTTATTTTATCGATGGTAAAACTCAATTCATCTGGCTTGATACAGATAATGTAGTTTTTGCCTGCTATGACACCTGGCCTAATCGAGATGAAGGCGCACAGCCTAGATTAGTCAATATACGAGACCTTGATTTTTGGGAGATTATCCGTGAACGAAATGAGAAGCTCTTCAAGGGCGCCTAGTTCTTATTCTGTCTACATCTCCATTCAGTCGTGTCATGCTTTTGTCATGACAGAACGAGGAATTTGGGGTGCAATTAATCTGGAAAATCCTCAAGAAATTGAATACTCAAAATGGGGTTTTTTTTCGGTGATTTAAATCCTGGAAAATTTCC